CGCATATGAGATATCCGGGAGCACGCATGCATAGTTCAGGCCATCAGGGGAGTTCTCCAGCTGGAGGGTCCCCGCGCTCACCCGCCCCAGGATCAGGGCATCCTCGTGTTCACGGCAGCATATGACGTCATAGCTGCTAAGATCTTCAAGGGCCTGGGGGTTGATCGTTTCGATGAAGCCCCCGAGGTCCTCACTGGGTCGGTTATAGGGGATTCCGGGAACACCCGCCAGGACAGGCTGCTCAGAGGAGCCGAGAATTCGCAACTCCCCGTGGGGATAGGAGCGGGGCTCGATCTCGCCGAGTAGAGTATCAACGGCGTTTCGCAAGTTCTTCTGGGAGTTGTCCCAGATCTCGCTGCAGATCGCATAACGCTGGCCCTCGTCTTCGAACTCTTCAATCATCATCGGATCCCCCATGCAGCGCTCGATGAACTCCTCCTGGGATTCTCCGGGGATGGGATTAGGCATAGGCATGGTTAACCTCCTGGCGCAATCATGCACTCGCAGCCATCGTGCAGCGGCGGGTGCCCTATGTGATGATCCGCTTGCAGCGGGTTGGCTCCTTCAACCTCCACGGTCTCGCCTTTCTGCAGAAAATTACCTTCTCTGCCCACTACGGTGCCCGCTAGCGACTGGCAGAGGGGGCAGGGGTTGGAGCCGGTGGTCATCCAGACCAGGGCAGAGATGCCAGCACCGAAGAAGAAGGCCCTGGCAATGGCCCCGCCGAAACGGATCGGCTCCCTTTGGGCCGTCTTCTCCGGCCAGGTCTCCTCCAGCTCGTCCAGCAGGGCCTCCATCTCAGCACGCAGGTCGGCAGCCGGCGCCTCGCGCATGCGCTTCCGCAGCAACTGCCTCTGTCGCGCCGCGTGGTTCGCAGCAAAGCTGGCGGTGATGTCCCGGGTGAGCGCCTCAAGATCTGGAGTAAGGTTTCCCTCGACGCCTATCTCCTCGCCCGCCGCGGACACCACCGCCTCGGCGTAGCTGCGGTATACGGGAGCCATGATGGTCTCCACGACTCGAGGGAAATCGAGGTAGTACTGGTTGATCCAGGCCGCCAGGGTCGAGCTGTCCCGCTCACCTAAATGCTTCTCCAGGGCCTGGCGGATGTCCCGCACCTCCCGCCGGATGATGCGGGATGCCGCATCCTTGAAGACCGACCGATAAGAGCGGGCCAGTCGGGCCCTCATTGCCGGCCCCCCATGGGGGCGGGAGCGGGCTTCAATGCGCCTTGAGTCGGTGCCTTCCTTCTCGGGCTCGACCTGCTCCTCGCCCTTATCAACAGGTAGCATGTTCACTGGCATCCACGCCACGTCGGCCCCTGGCATCGGGTTCAGGTTCTCTTTGGCTCTCACCTCGTTGGGGGTGAGGATGCCCCACTGGATGCCGGTGGCATAAGCCCGGAACCTTGACTCGGTATCCGCCCTGAGCTTTGCGTCAAGCAAGTGCTCGATTGCATATTCGCCCCACTCGTTGGGCATGAGGAGCTTGGCTTCCATGGCCTGCTCCCAGCGGGTCACCCAGGACTCCAGGGCGTCCGTGTAGTACTCGATACCCTGGTGTTCGATGTTGGAGTAAGTTGCCCGGTCGAGGTGGCCGATCTTGTGGGGAGGAACGCGAAACAGCCGGGCTATCTCCTCTATCCCGAACTTCATCAACTGAACGAACTGAGCGTCCTCCAGATTGACGCCCAGCTGCTTGATGTCCCAACCCTGGTCGATGACCGCCATCCTGAACTTGCGGGAAGCTCCCTCGTACCTGACCTTGAACTGCTGGTGCAGCGTCTGGCGCTCCTCGTCGTTGAGCTGTCGAGGGGCCACCAACACCAGCCCCGGCGTGGTGTCATTCCCGAAAAAGCGCCCGGAAAACTCCTGGGCGGCAAGGAAAGTCCCCAAGTTCTCACGGGCGAAACGAAGGACGGAGACCCCCTTGATCCCGTCGAAACCCAGGCCGGGGATGTGCAGTATGTAGTCGGCCGGGAATATCTCCCGGCCGGCTCCCTCCAGGGTCACCGAAAAAACTAGGCCATATCGCCCATTGGCGAGACGTACGCGCTCCGGCTGCACGCACGAGGGATGCAGGAACCAGAGCCCCACCGGCCGGCCTGCCCCATTGCGGTCGATGTAGGCATATGCATTACCGTAGAGGAGCAGGCAGGCCTGCATGGTCTCGCGAAAGCTGAACGATGTCTGGATGTCGTTCGGGCGGCGATGCAACAGGTCAAAAAGCGGGTGCGAGACTGCCCGTTCCTTTCCACCGTCAGGGAGGCGTCGGTATAGTAACAGCGGGAATTTGGCGATATCTTCTGAAATCGCGCGCACGCATGCATAGACCGCCGACGCCTGCAGCGCAGTCATCTCGTTCACCCGCACGCCGGCCGCCGTCTGGTGGCCACCCAGGGCCTCAATCAAAGTCGGGTCGGGTCGCTCCAGAGTCCATGAGCGGCGGAAAAGATTAGTCAGTGCGCCCATGCCGCATCTCCTTGAGGATCGTGATCGAGCAGAGCATCATGCCCGCGGCAATGAGGCTTGCGGGCGGCAGCAAAAGCCAGAGCCCCGCCAGGATCAGCAGGGCCCCGATCACCAGCAGAATGTCCCAGATGTCTATCAGAGGAAATGCACCCCTTTGGCAAGGTCCCCGGTGTCCGTGTTCTCGAACCGCATCGCCAGGTAGAGAGCGGTAATCAGAGCGACGATTCCGTCGATCTTTTCCCTGCTCTTCTCCTTGTCTGGCATGACCAGATCGGTAGGCCCGTGCCTCACCACCAGGTTGTCGGCCATCCAGCGGAGGACGGGGTTGCCCCCGTGTACCAACCGTTTTTCCGTGATCAACCTAGCGAGCTCCTTGGTGGGCTCGGTCATGGTGCGCATGCCGGGGCGAACCTCGATCATCTCAAACCCCTCAAGCTCCAGCTCCTGGGCCATCTGGAACGCCGTCCAAGGGTCGTATCCGATCCGCCAGAAGCGGTAACGCCTGGACAGGGCCACGATGTCCTCCCGGATTCGCAGATAGTCGATGGCCTCGCCCGTTGTTGTGCGGATGAAGCCCTGCCTCGCCCAGGCGTCATACGGGACGCGGTCGCGCCTGGACCGCTCGATGATCGCATCCTCGGGCACCCAGAAGAAGGGCAGGACGCGATAACGCCCGTCCTCCCAGGGGAACAGGAGCACGAAAGAGGCGATGTCGATCTTGTTCGCCAGGTCGAGCCCCCCGTAGCAGATGCGACCCTGCAGATCCTCGGCCTTAAGCAGTCCTGCGGAAGCATCCCAACGCCGCAGGTCGATGTACCTGGTCTCCTGCTGCACCCACTCATTGAGGTGATAGCGCCGGAAGGTGTTCTGATTAGCAGGAGTCTCTATGGCCTTTCTGAAGTCCTCCCGGACCACCTCCAACTTCTTGATAGTGCCAAGGCCCGGGTTGGCCTTCCTCCAGGCTGCCTCATCGGTCCAGTCATCTCCTTCGTCGATGGTGGCGACGTAGGAGAAGAAGGAGTCGTCCTCGATCTGCCCGGTGAGCACGCGCTCAGCGTAGTCGTGCTGCTCCCGGCAGACTGTGGGGCCTCCTCCCAGCCCAGCGGTGGTGATCGCCATTATCAGGGGCTGACGCCTGGACCCGGTGGAGGTAACCAGCACGTCCCATATCCCCCGGTCCTTGTGGGCGTGCAGCTCATCCACGATGACCCCATGTGAGTTAAGCCCGTCCATGGTGTCCTTGTCCGCACCCAGCGGCTCAAATTTGGAGAAGGTCGTCGGGTCGTTGATGTTGTTCTTGTAAATCTTCAGCCGATTTCGCAGTGCGGGCGATAGCCTGACCATCTCGGCGGCGGCATCATGCACCAGCTTGGCCTGGTCTCGTTTGGTCGCCGCGCAGTAGACCTCGGCCCCCGGCTCCCCGTCCCCGATCAGCAGATACAGCCCGAGGCCAGCCGCCAGCTCGGTTTTCCCGTTCTTGCGCGGGACCTCGATGTAGGCGGTCCTGACCAGGCGGGCTCCATCAGCCCGCTTCCAACCGCAAACGTATCCGATGATGAATTGCTGCCAAGGCTCCAGGGTGAACTCGCAACCCCTCCACTCCGCCTTGACGTGGCGCAGAAAGCGGAAGAATCCGATGGCCCTGCATGCAGCCCGATCATCCCAGACGTACCCCTTTATAGCTGCGGTCATCTGCAGCTTAAGGTGCCGCTCGCAGGCCAGCCTGACCCATCGGCAGGATGGGATCTTGCCCTCGGCTACGTCATGGGCATAAGAGGTGGCCGGGTCATCTGGCAGTTCCTTCTTCTTCGCCATTCAGCCACCTCTCGAACTCATCTGGACCGTGAGTCTCGGGAACCGACAGGCCAGCGCGGTCCGCCGGGGTCAGGCCGAAGCGCGCGGCGAATCTGAGCATGTCGGCTCTCGCCTTCTGTCTGATTGCCACCTCCGGACGCTGCTGCACGTAGCCGTTGGGGGTCGAGAAGGTGAGACCCTCGCGCTCCAGGACTTCATTGGCATGTACCCACTCGGAGTAGCACTGGCAATAGGCTGCCAGGGCGGCGCGGTCCACCTGGGTTACAAGGCCAAGGGGCTCGAGCAGCTTGATCATGCGTCGCCACTCCTGCCGGGCTACCCGATCAAGGAAACGCGGGCAGGATGGAGCAATAGGCACTGGCTTGGGTTCATGCCTGCTGACCGGTCGCTTCCCGGGGTTGCCTCGCAACACCACTAGGTTGGTTGGCGTCCTAGCTGGGCCTCTTTTTCCCATTCCCATATACCCCCCGGGCAAAACTTGCGGGCGGGAAAAGATAGCTGGGGCGGCGGTCTATGTT